TTGCTCTTGAGTAACTCCAGGTCTGTTTTTTATTTCAGCATAATATTTAGTTTTTCTATTTTCTAAATCTTGTTTAGCTGAAGCAACAGCCTCTTTATAAGCTAGTTTTTTTCTACGTATTTCTTTTGGCTCATCTATATCTTCTTCATATTGATAATCTTCCATAATTAAATCAATATCTTCTTTATCTAAATGAGGTTTTGTCTTTCTTAAATATTCATGTAAGAGTTGATCACTATTTAATTTTGAATAATCTTTGTTTAACTCTACATAATCCTCAACTGTACCACCGGTTTCTTTCATAAATGTAACTAATTTTTCTACATTTTCAGGTAACTCAGGGGTTTTAATTAATTGAGGTTTTTCTTTTACTTCTTCTTTTTGTTTAACTTCTTCAGTTATCTCTTCAATTACTTGGAGTGGAGAATCTTCTTTATCATTTGTATCGCTGATCCGTACTTCTTTGTCCACTTCTCTGCTAACTTCGGGTTTGTCGCCCACAGGTATCTCCTCTGTTTTTCGCTCTTGAACGGCATTATCTTCTTTTTTAGTTAAATCAATTTTAGGAGCTTCTACCTTTTCTTCTACAGGTTTTTTCATCTCCATTTTTACAGGTTCTTTACTAGTTTTACCTAAGTCTTTTACCTTACGTTTAGGTACATTTTTACCTTTTAAAGTAAATTCACCTTCTTGTTTGACCTCTACGGCCGCTTTTTGTTCTGCCATAATAAAATATAATTAAATAATTAATACTATATAGTTGGTGGCTGCTGTTGTTGAGCAGACTCAAAATCAATTGGCATTAAATCATTTTGTCTTTGATCTATCATTTGACTTTGTTGTGTACCAGCTATTCTTGTTCTTTTGTCTTTACGATCTTCAATCATTTGCTCTTTTTGAGACTCACGTTGATTTTTCATTTGTTCTAATTGTAACTGATAATTAAATTCTTCAGCCATTAACTGACGTTTAATTTCAGCTTCAGTTTGCATACGTTGTATTTCAAACTGAGACTTAGCTTGTTCAAAGTTAACTTTTTCACTAGTTAAAGCTTGTTGTTTTTGAACTTCTGCTTCTGCCGCTGCTTGTGAAGCTTGAGCATTTGCTTGTGCTTGTTGTTGAGACATTTCAGCCTGCATCTGTCTTTCTCTTTGCAGCTTACGTTTACGTTTCATTTTTAGCATTTGATTTGCTAATTTTAAATTACGTATTTGTCTTATTTCAATAGCATCTTCTAAATCTATACCACCACTAGATAATGCTACTTGTATGTTTTGTTCAAGTTGTGCTTTTTCTTCTTCATCTGGCTCAAGATCTAAGAAAATACCAAAATCATGTAAGTTTAATTCTTTTAAACCTTCTAAAGTTTTACTATTAAATACTGTGATACTTTGATTTAAAGCGTTTGCTGTTAAAGGATAATCTAACATATCACTAACTTTTTTAGATATATTTTCACATATTCTTAAAGTTAAATACAAACTAGCATTGTTTATGTGTTTAGTTGCAATATTAGAAGCTTGAGCAGCTATTTTTTGTAAACCTACTAATGTATCTTTGTCTGCTAGCGCTCCATCTCTAGCTTCGTTTAACCCTGTCACATCTCTTATCATTTGTAAATAATAATTATACGTGCTAATTAAACTTTGTATTTTTGCTTGACCACCAGATGTTTGTAATTCTTGTACTGGTATTTTACCTCTATTTAATTCACCATCTTGAGTTAATGATCTACCTACTACAGAACCTGTTTGGAAATACATGTTTAAGGCTTCTGCTGGGTTATAGTTTGTGCCGTTACCAAGATCAACTTCTGCTAGTCCGTCCATATCTAAGAACACACCGTCTGGTACCATTCTAGCTATAACTTGTTGTAGCTTTAAATGAGTTATTTGAATCATATCAGCAAAACCAGTTATTCTACTTACAGTTGAATCAATACGACCCTTGTACATGCGAGGCGCGCAAATAGCATAATTCATTTCTACTTTAGTAGTGTCAGCCATTGGTCTAGTCATATTGGGACATAACTCCCATCTTAATAGGATATTGGTACCTAAAACTTTTACACCTCTATATAATGTTTCAATAGTTCTACCTACTCTTTCAAAGTTTTCATTTTCAGGTGGATTAAATGTATCTGGCTTTTCAATAGCTTTCATCAAGCCTTGATCAGTTTCTTTTATTTTAAATACTTGATCACTATATGTTTTATATTCAAAATATAATAAAGGTATAGTGTTTTGATCCCATGGACCATAACCATAACCGTACATATAAGTTTTATCACCTTGATATTCTTGTATTTTCTCTAGTGTAGCGTCATCTAAATTTGGAAACTGTTTTGCTATTTCAGGTAAAGTAACAGCTTTTAATTCACCTACATAATATATATCTTCAAAATTAGGATCTTCTGTGTAAGAGTATATTAAATAAGCTGGATCAACATAATCTATAGTGATACCGTTTGATACATTAAAATCTGTCTTTACTGCAGCTATACCACATGTAACTAAATCATAATTTACTCTACGTTTAGTTAATTCCCATTTGTTATAATCCATTACTTGAGTGATAACTTCTTCTTCTGCTATTTCAACACTCTGCTTATAAGATAACTGCATGTGCAACTCTAACTCCTCTGGTGTTTGAGGCATTTGCTCTTCTGGTATTTCAGTATTAAATAAATTTTCACCTAACTGAGCGTTAATCTTATTCATTGTTTCTCTAGCAAATATGTCTTGAGCTAACAACTCCGCGTAATTTGTTCTTTTTTGTAATGAAGCTGGGTCTTGAGCAAAAGCATTTATATCATAATCTTTGTTAGAAATACCATTAGTAAGTATATCTACAAATTTAGAGATAATAGGCACTGGCTTCCAATCTAAATTTAAATAAGATAAATCACCATTAATAGATAATTCATCTTTATATTTTTGAGTAGGCTGTTCACCTCTTGCATATAATCTTAATCTATTATAGTTATTCCAAGTAGTCAAATATCTATTACCATTTGTTCTACCTTGACTAAACCATTCTTGTTCTATGGCTTGAGCTACTCTCTCACCATATTCCCAACTGGCTTTTTCTGCGTCACTAACTACTTGGCTAGGAAAAATACTATTACCATTTGTATATATACTTTTCATTTAATCTATAATTTTAGACAACAACCCACTGTTATCAAATTTTTTTATTCCTAAATCATAATTTTGTCTTATTATTTTAGGAACAGGTCTATATTTATTTTTATTACAAGCCATAATTGCTAACCCTGAACTGATAGAGGCATCATGAGTTGTTCTATTATTTATATCAAATTTTGCCCAATCTTCCAATGTTCTTTGAAAATACACATCTCCATAAGTATTATCATTACGTAATCCTACATATGTTTCTATATAACTTTCAATTGCCGCAGCATGCGCTTGCTTAATATCTTCGCTAGAGTTAGGTATTCCACCAATCTCTCTTTCTGTTACAGATAACTTATTATATATCTTATCCGGTCTATTCATTGCATAACCTCTATATCCTCTACGTTTAAAATGATACAAAAGTCTTGGTTTATTGTTTTCTGCAAGTATAGGCATGCCGTAAAATACACAAGCCATTAATACATCTTCAAAAAATATTTCAGCTGTTTGTGGTCTAGCTATATATTCTAAAAAGAAATGATTAGGCGGTACATCTTCCATGCTAAATTTAGTTAAACCATGTAATGATCCTTTGGAACCACGTTTATCTACTGTACCTGATATATCATAACTATCACAACCAAATGCACCTAGATGTTCATTGCCAGGATATTTTTTACCTAATTTATGTACTGTGTTATTTTGTAATCTTTGTGGCGGTGTCCATGAAATAAAAAATCTACCATTATTTTGTGGCACAAATATTACTGATGTATCTTTTATCCCACCTAACCACTGAAAACTACCTTGAGTTACCATCGATGAATGCTTTAAATCAGCGTTCCAATCAATTTGCTCATATATTTTTGTTAGATTAAACAATGATGATTTAGCTTCATCTCTAAATGCATGTTCTTCAGTTCTAGGAAACTGTCTATAAAATTCATTTAAAGCGTCTTGATCATCTTTTAATCCATCAACTTCGTTCTGCCAATAGTTTATAACTCCTAAAGTTATAGGTATTCCTTGTGGTCCTTTAATAAGGTCGGTCGGAGTGTCGAATACAGGTATTCCATAAGAATCAATGTATCCTTCGTAGTTCCATTCCATAGGA